AGATAGACCCCCGACTGGCAACGGAGGAACGCATTTGATAAGGGTCACAAGCACCATGCTTTTAACTGAAGTATTTGTTTAATCTGGCCGAGGAAATTCAGCAATAATGGAGTAATATGACCAAGGCAGCATTAGCGCAATTTGTGGCAGATAAGGTTCAGAAAACCGACCAAGGAAGCCTTAACTTACTGAAGTCATTCATTGACCGAAGATATGAGATGATATGGGATTCTGCATTATGGAGAGAGAGTCTTGGCACAACATCATACACGGTAGCTATAGACACTCAGGAAGTTACCCTTGACTCAACTGTTGACTTCCCTGTTGCCGCAGTATGGGATGATAAGGAAATTACTCCTGTTGACTACTCGGCAGTATTCCAGATAGACCCAACCCTCTTCAATGACTCAGGCGAAGTGGTTAACTTTATTGTAACAGCAAAGAGTAGCTCTGGGGCGGCGAAGATTAAATTACTAAGAAAACCTAAAGAATCCAAGACGCTCCTTATTCTGGGAAAGCTCAAGATTACGTCCCTTGGAGACTCTGACTCTCCGCTTATTAAGGGCACAGATAACTCCCTGCTTGCTTTCGTTGAGGGAGATATGCTTGAGCACTTACGTCAGTACCAGAAAGCTCAGATGAAATATCAAGAAGCAGCCTCCCAGCTACAGATAGCTAAAGACATGGAGAACCACCAAGCTGCATCAAACACAAGGATAATACCGGAGGTTAAGAGTGATTGGAACACAACTGACTTCTTATAATGCCCGTACACTACAATGACGGTCTTGACGACCAGCTTGCTTACGACCTCACTGGCACTTTCATAGGCGGTCAGGTAAGCAATGTACGCGCAAATCTCCTAAAGGACTCTCAGTTTTCAGAAGCCAAGAACATGGACATAGACAGGTTTGGTGCTATAACCACCCGTCGAGGGACATCTTTGGTTGGCTCAACATTAACCGATCCCATCTTAGGATTAAGCTACTTTGACACTCCATCCTACGAAGAGATACTGGCTGTATCCAACGGAGTCTTCTATAAGTCTACTGGCTCCTCTTTCTCATCCGTATCTGGCTACTCGCCTCAGGCAACAAACAATGTCGAGTTTGCTCAGTTGGTTGATAAGGTTTATATGTCCAGCGGTGAGACTTCATCAGACCCAGACACTACCTATTACGTTGGCGGTGGGACATCATGCACTTCCGTATCAGCAGCCCCTAAGAGCAAGTATCTGGTGACTCACACTAACAGGCTATTCGCCGCCAACACTGAGAATTACGATGATGAAGTGGCTGCGAGTGATCTTTTGGATGGGGGTACTTGGGGCTCATCATTCCAGTTCAGGGTTGGAGGTGGTGAGGGCGATCCGATTGTCGGAATAGTTAGCTGGTATAACTTTAATCTGCTTGTGTTTAAGAAGAGGTCTATTCATGTCATATCCACAGACCCCTCACAGACAACAGCAGCTAACTGGAATGTTCACAGGATTGATAATACGGTTGGGTGTGAGAGTCACAGAACCATAGCTCAGGCAGGGGCAGATGTTTTCTTTCTTGCTAGAGATGGAGTTAGGACTGTCAGGACTATTTTATCCGGTGCTCAATCTTCTGTTTCCGAGCCTATATCCATACCTATTGATGACTACATAAAAAGGATTAACTGGAGCCATGCCTCAAAGAGTTGCGCTAGGTTTTGGAATAATAGATACATAATAAGTGTTCCCATTGATGCCTCTACCACACCTAATTATACTCTTGTCTTTAATACTATAACTAAGTCTTGGTCTGGGTACTGGACTGGGTGGACTCCATTGTGCTTTTCTGAGTCTGGGTTTTCCAGCTTTCCTAAAATGATAATGGGAGATAGCTCTGGGAATGTATCTACATGGCTTGACTATGTTTCCGAATCATCAGAATCAGCTTCTACATTTCAGGATAATGGAACTGATTATGCCTCCAAGCTGGTTACTAGGGCTCATGTGTTTGGCGACTATCTATCTCCTAAGCTGGGGAACCATGTTGATGTTGAGCTTCAGGGGCATATCGCAGGGTCGCCAAGCGGAACCTTTCTGACTACTCTTGATGGGGCTGGCGGCTCTGTTGATATTGCTATGGATGAGGGGCTGTCTAATGCCGGAACCACCAACGCTTTACCTATAGATATGCCATTTAATCTGCCCACAGTTCGGGTGATTAATAAGTCGTATAATCTAACCACTAAGGGGGAGTTTAATGAGATTCAGTTTATAGCACACTGGTCTAGCGGCTATCTTCATCTTAGGTCTATTAAGGCAAGTGCTTATATGAACACAATGGCTCTGGAGAAATGACTGATGACGACGCCACAAGATTTAGAATTGCTGATATCATTAGCTTCTGTCGGGGGAGTGACACCAGAGGGCTCTGTTTCGGAGGATGGCCGGACAATATCTTGGGCATATACCTCAGGTTCCACCACGAAAATGGAAGTCTCTGTCTCGTCGAGGAGGCTGGTGTACTGGTCGGGGTGGGAGTGGGATTCAGAATCAATGAAAGTGACTTGGATCGGCATTGGCAACCCTTCAACCCAGAGGGCGACAGTTTCTACCTCTCGGACGTTATATGTTCGGAAAGGTGGGTCGTGGACACTATCATCGATGAGCTTGAAAAAAGGGCTCCCGATTGGAGAGAACTCAAGCTATTCGCTACTAGACATGGTAAGAGAAGAAGGATTCCACCAGAATTAATTGAGAGGGTTTTATATGGAAATAAGCGGCCCAGTAATAAAAGGAAGGCAGTATCAGGACAAGGTTCCGACTGCGAATATACTAATGGAGAAAGTAGCACCAGCAGGGGTGTATGTAGGGAGTGCGTTTGATATTAACGGATCGCTGCTAGGAAGGTCTTTTGTTTTTATAACAGACTATTCCCCTGAGGTAGCAGAGGCTTACATTACCGGATACTGGGGTAAGGAGCTTTATGGTAAGTTTATTAGTGTGGAAGACATGGTAAAACTAGATAGGGACGACATGAGACATCTTTATGATAATGCAATGAACGCTTGGGAGGATCACAATGTACGAGCAATGCCTTAATATAGCTAAGAAGATAACTGAATCATACCGCAATAAGTGGTGGGCTGCGGCTGATGCCGTTAACAAGGGAACCCCACCACCGCCAGCAACTCCAAACTATGCCGAGGCGAACCGTGAGGGGATCATTGCCGATGTGGAGAGTCTCCCTGCTCGGAAAGCTATTGAGGCTGCTGCCAAGATGGGTGGGCATGGTCAGGTTACAATAGGTGACAGAACTATTGATTACGATTTTCGTGGAATATCTGACCTAGACCAACAGGTAGGAAATCTGGAGGGGTTCTCCCGCAGTGCAGATACTATGGCCCAGACTGCTCTTGATATCCAGAAGAAGTACGGTGCTCAGTTTGCTGATGAGGCATTGAAGCGGATTGAGGAGTCTGACCCTACAGGCTTTAAGGTTAGGAAAAGGCTTGCTGAGATGACCCTAGCCGAGCTTGAGAAAGGAACTCAGTTGTCTGATGAGGAGGTTAGGGTTGCGGAACAAACATTCAGGCGTTCAGCGACAGCGCGAGGAGGGTCTATGCTTGGCACTGCTCCGGCGATGCAGGAAACCTTATCTCAGTACAACATGGGCAGGAGGTTATTAGGTGATCGCATGAACATGGCTAGAGCATATATGGGTATGCCTCAAACGGCTCAGTTCGGTCAGGTGTCTGGTGCTCAACAGGGTGCGGCTCCGCTAATGGGTCAGCAACTACAGCAAGGTATGGGAGTGAATCCTAATGCTGGTGCTCTGGGTACTGGGTTTGCATCTAACATCTACAGCACTCAGGCGAGTATATACGGAACTCAAATGGCTAATCAGAGTGATCCGTTCGGGGCGGTTCTTGGGGGTGTGGCAAAAATAGGAATGACAGGTCTTGCTGGAGGTCTTGGAGGGATGAAAACTTTCGGCGGCGACACATCGTTTTTGACGGGTTTCGGTGGAGCATTTAGAAAATAATAGGAGAATATAATTATGGGAAAAGTAGGATTTGGAACAGGTTGGGACGCCGCTGGTAATGTCCTCTCAGAAATGAGACAGGGGTGGAATGATGCCGAGCAAAGGAAACTCTCCAGAGCCCAGAGGAGTGTCTTGAAATGGGAAGGCAAATCGGCAAAGAAAGACTACCAGACAAAGAAGCGTGAAGATTACTGGGGTACTGGCAAGTTCAAGCCCTCCAAAGAACAAAAAGCCAGAATTGCTGAAGCTGAAAAAAGCGACAAGGAGAGGGGCTGGGATAAGTCTGATATGGCTGAGGCTCCCAAGTTGCTGAAACAATTTGAACAGGCTCACGAAGGAAGTAAAGGGGCTCTAGCTGGGCAGTTCTTTGAACGTGAGACATCTATCACAAAAGAAGGGAAAGCATCAGCCAAGTCCAAAATGGCAGCGGCAAAACAAGCTAAGATTAAGGCCGATCTTGATAGTAAAATTAGCGAAAAGTACGGAGATAAGGACTTTCAATCTTTTGCTGATTCCAGAGTAACGTCTGAAGTTTCCGCCGCCAAGTTAGCTCAGGCTAATGCTGATTTCAGGCAAAAAGAAGCTGATGATTTTACTGATTCGGTAACAGCGGCAAGGGCGGTAGCACAACAGAACGCTAATTCCGATACAAAGATGGCCGAATCGCGTTACATGGAAGCGGTAACTCAACAAGAAGTATTCGCCCAGAAGAAAAACGAATACGACGACACAAAGACAGCCGCTCAAAACAACACCGCTCAAATGGTTGCTATAGATCATCAGGCAGCAGCGGTTAGGCAGAAGATGGCTACGATCATGGAAAGGGATGCCAGCGGGAAACTTATCAACAGCCCTCATGAGATCGAGGAGAAAATTAGACTTGCTATAGCCGATTTCGCCAAACCTCCAGTGGGTGCTTCTGAATCGGTAAGGGCGTATAACGAGACGCTGCATCAGGCGTTAACTTCGGAGTGGACTGGAATGGGGGAGAGTCTGCTAAAGGAGGATCAATACGTTAAGAGGAAGGCTTATGAAGCACAAAAATTGGCAGCAAGAGCTTCAGTAAGTGGTAGGCGTAGAGATGCTCAGTTAAAGGAGGCTACCGAGAAGTTTGGATGGATGGGCGAAGAAGATGTCTTGGCGAGAAATTACTTGGTAGACAGATTTAAGACACTAGGGGTTCCGTTAAGTTTTCTGAATGAGTCAGGCCCAAGGGCTGGAGAAATTTTTGCATATCAGAAGTCAGCCCCATACAATCTGGACGCTGAAGGTAATCCGCTGGTTGTAAAGGGGCCGGATGGAGCCGAGACTAAAGAAAGGCATATGCTACTTGATTATGACGTTACCATTGCTACTGCGGAGGCATGGGCTAAAGAGTGGCTTCTAACCAATCAACCAGTTAAGGCAGAGCGATCTATGTCTAGCACAACAGGCCCAGCAAGCCAGTCAGGCCAGACCATACCGAAGGTTTCATTTAATGTCCCAACCCAAGAACAATCTGATGCGCAGGTCACGACAACAAGGACGCAGACCACCCTTCAAGGATCGCCCCTCGCCATAACAGGCACACCAGCAGGGAGACAGCTACTTCCTCAAGCTCAGGCAGTTGAAATTGCCAAGTTCCTAGACGGGTTCCGAAAGGGGCAAGGAGTTCTATCTGGTTCTTCGCTTCCTGAGTCCGGCCCATCAATACCTACAGTTACGGACGATGTTGTAGGGGAGATGAGCACAGACCCAGAATCAATTAAGGTAACGGGTGGTGGAGCGATTTACACCGAACCGATTACTCCGACCTCCTCTATGGGAACTGAAGGGTTAAGCCCTGATGAGGTAAAGCCTCGTTTCTACACAGACCCAGAATCAATAGGGGGAATGATGGAGGACGGGGTTGAGGATGTTAAGTCCCTGAAAGAGAAAGCCAAAAAGGCATACGAGAAATACAACGCTAACCCCTCTGGTGAGGATTGGAACGATGTTCTGAAGGCTAGGAAAAATGTTGAGGAAGGCGAAGAGGCAGAGGATATTCTTCTAACAAGGAGGATTGTTAAGGATTACATAACCGAAAAAGACTATACGGTTGTTGACGATATAGTTATATTACACTTCGGAAGGGAGTCCTATAAGACTGGCCCCCGTGGAACCGGAAAGCCACGCGAAACTAAAACTTGGACTAGCGGAATACCGGAAAAGGTCAACCAAGATTTATACATGATATTGGGTAAGCGTTTCCCTAAGAACGACAAGGATAGCACTATGCCAAAAGCGGTTGGCAAGGAGTTATTCAACTTAACTGGATCAGCAAAATGGAGAAGCTACGGATCAGGTGGGCATCTAGGCACTAGAGTTACTGTTCCGAAAAAAATCAAGAAGCTCAAAGACGCTGCCAACTGGAAGCCTAAGGGCGGAATGAGCAAGGAAGAACTGAATAAGGGGGTTAGGGACAGGGAGTCAGCCAATAACGAGCTAAAGGCAATGAAGGAGAAGGAAGCCAAGCTGCTGAAAGCGTTAGATGATACCAAGAAGTATAGAACTTTAAGTGATTCACTTGGGGATGAGATCAGCATACCTCTAGCTCGTAAACTTGGAATCATTAAGTAATGCCTTCTATTATTCAATGGTGGAGGGATAGATACCCTGAGAAGTCTGCTGGCTTGAGTGATGAGCAGATTGCTATTGCCATAATTCAGTCAGACCCACACGCCTCAATAAGCCACCCAGAACTTAAACAGTACGAGCCGTCTGCAAAGAGATTCGATGAAAGAAAGAACGGTGCGGCATTCGACAGTCAGACAGCAAAGGACTTTAGCTACCTAAAAGACAGGCCGAAGGAAGAGCGTGGGATATTCTCTACCTACCTAGATGATCCCCGTAAGCGCGGTGTCTTGATGTCTAAACAGGCTGATCTTATATCATCATTCGCTGGCCCTAAGAAAGAGTTTACCCGTGAGGACGCAGCCAAACTTGTCCAGATAAGAAAGGAAATGGAGGAGCTTGAGGTTTCCCCACACTTCAAAGAGTTCCAAGAGGCTACTGGGTTTGTTGATTCTTGGGGTGAGTTCTGGGGGTTAAAGGAAACTCCGGCTATTTTAGCTGAAGTAACTACTGAATCCTTAGCCGCC